CTTTAATATTTCATCATCTGTCATATCAGCAGTATCTATATTTTTAGATTCTAAATAATCTCTAGTTGCATCTACATCTAACCAACAAGAATTATCTTCATCTTCATTTAATAAACCTTGTTTAGCTAAAGTTTTAAAATAAAGATTAAAAGAATCTCTTATTAATTTTCTATTGTTATAAGAATTTCCTAGTTTACCTCTATAAGACTTCTTAAAACTTACTTTAAGATCATCTCTTACCATATCGAATATTTCGCAAACTCTTATTTTCTTTAATACATCTTTTTCGTTTTCTCCAATAGTTGTTTTACTATTTACACCACTAGAAAACACATAAGCTTCTAAATCATAATCATAATAAAGACATAATCCACCAGCTTCAGTACAAGCTTCAATATCTTCAACTTCTTCAGCTTTAGTAACATTACTTACTACTAATCCAGTTAAGCTTCTATCGTATCCAGTTGTTGCAATTAAACAAGCAACATCAATACAATATTGTGCACCAGTTAATTCGGTATCTGTTGTAACTCCAACATTTTTGAAGTTTATAACACCTTCACTATTAGCTGTATAATTATGTAAAACAGCATGTACTAAAATATTATTAGCGTTTCTTTGTTCTTTAATAAAATCAGCTATAGCCTTTTTATCAGAATCTGCTGTTGCTTCTGGACATGCTAAATAGTTAAATTTAACATCATTTAACTTCTGTAAAGCCTCAGAAATATTTTCTAAATAACAAACCACCTTTAAAGTATTTACTCCATATAAATTAAAGCATTTGTCAATTATTTTCTTATTTTCTGTTGTGAATGTATCTTTAACATACTTCTTAGCTTTATATGTTTTTACATCTGCAACAGAATCCTTTAATACCAACATTACAATTCCTCGTGTAGAACGTATCATTGCGGTATCTGTTAACGCTTTCAATATAATTTTTATTGAATCGCTCATCTATTAATCATCCTTTCTTTTTTTAATTTAAATCAATATAAAGTTCGTCCATTAATGCAGAGTAAAAATCATTTTCGTCAACAGTATCTTTATCATCAAAATAATTGATTGTTAAATTTATAGATAAAAAATCATCGTCAATTGAATAACTCTTGTTTTTGAACATTAAAAAAGTATCTTTGACTTTAATTCCTAAATCAAAGATACTTTCTAAATCATTTAAAACATCATTCAATTTTTCGCTGTCAACAGTCTTATCTGTATAAGTTATCGTTATATTAACTAACTTAGTTGCATAACTTTTATAACTATTACTGCTTAATGGTCTTACTTCAACAAAAAATGTAGATTTCTTTACATCTTCCATATTCTTTTTCTTTCTTAACTCAGAATCTTTAAAATGATCCCTTATAGTTTTACCCGTATAATAAAGAAGTTCATTGTATTTAATCATTTTTATTAAACCTCTCTTCTAATTTCTGTTTTAATATGTTTTCCATTTGTGCTTCAGCTAAAGTCATTCCATCTCGAATCATCCAACGACCATCTATATGCTTTCCAGTTAGTTTTTTACCTAATACTGGAACATATTGCCCTGCCTTTTGTGTATATCCTTCTTCAACCCATTTTGCATATTGTAAAGAACTACCTACATCAACAGTAAGATTTTTCTCGTCCACATCGCCATGTGTCATAGAACGTCTAAGAGTTCCATTTTTAACAGGAGTTATTCCTTGGATTTCTCCAACTGCAATTGTCGCAGTATCTTCTAAAGTATCTATACAAGCTTGTTTACATTCATTTATTAGCTCATCTATGTTTACATTAAAGTCCAAGGTCTACCACCTCATCTTTTAATAAATAAATATTATAATCATTCCAAGAAATTATTTTTTCTATCTTAAATGTTTTATCATTCCACAAAACAATATCAGACTCACTTAATAATTCATCGCAATACATTCTGTAATTAGCTTCTAAAATATATCCATAACTTGCTTTTATTTTTTCTACTCCAATAGGCTGTATATCACAATTAATAGTAGATTTTTTTACATATTTGTCCTCATTAAACCCATAGTCAGGATTTACAATACTTTCATAGGCGTAAATATCTACTTTATAATCATAAAACCACATTAATACATCCTCAATAATGGAAGACCAAGCAAACTATTAAGTATAAAATCTGATTGGATTATATTACTAATATCTTTATAACTTACAGACCTATCGCCTTGTGTTTTACTAGATATAGCACCATCTATGGATAATTTATTGAATCTATCGAAATTTTCTTTTATGTATTCTATCGCTTCAGCATAATTGTTTCTAACATATTCATCTGCCCATTCTAATCTGTTTTTATAATCTTTTATAATTCTTAAAATTATCTTTTCTTTTAATTCATCACTCATTTATTTAATCTCCTATCTAAAAAAGAAGGTCATGTAGACCCTCTAATTATTCTGTAACAGTTGTACTAGGCAATGTGTAATTTAATATAGCTATAGCATTATCTCTAAGAGTAGTTAATCCTGATACTTGTAATCCTCTTACCGCATCAGAAAAACTTCCTTCTCTTCGTAATGCTTCTACTTTATCTAATTGAGTAGCGTACCCAAGTGCAGATTTATGTAATGCTATTACGGTATTTGCTGGTACATCTTCTGTTTGGATTAAAGTAAATCCTGCTACAGTAGCACCTTGAACAACTCCGTTAGGTAATACACTAAAATTATCAGCAAACCTTGTGTCTTTTGCCATGTAGTTTATAAATTCAGCTGATGCACAAGCAAATCTACCAGCCATTGGAACTTTCTTTTTAGATAACTTAGTTCCTAAATCAACTAAGAAGTCATATGCTAAATTTGCAGAAGTAAGACATTTAATATCTTCTGATCCACCTATAATATTATCTTTGCTAGCACTCTTTACGGCTTCTGCAAATACTAAACCATCTTGCATTTCCTTTAAATCTAAAGCTTTTTCTTGTGCAACTTGTCCTAAAACTGGAGCAACTGCTTGTACTGCATCTACGTCATCTAAAGTAATTGCAAAATATTTCTTAGTATCAAAATTTAATTCAATTGGTGCAGTTGTAACATCATCATACTCAACTGTTCCTGTGTAATCTTTAATTGTACCACCACTAATTTTATTAAATATTGCTTTTTCACCTTCTATTCTTGTTGGTGCTGTAGTTATAATATTTGCTACAGAAACTCCTCTAAATTCTGTTAATAATGCTTCTTCCCATACTGTTTTTTTAAAACTATTAATTGACATATATAAATCTCTTCTTTCTTTCTAATATTTGTTTTTATAAACTATTCTTGTTCTTTAATGTCTGCAATAACAAAAAGACATAATAAAAGAGCCTATAATCTTCGATTTATCATTTCCTCACTTCGATTTATAAACTCTTATATACTCTTATTTTCTTGTGCTTTATAATCTGCATAACTAGCTGTTCCATTTGTAACATCTTCCCAAGATATTTTTCCAAGTGGATTACCATTTGTTTTAGGTGGCGTATAATTACTATTACCTAGTTTTGCTTTAACTCCATCTTGTACAGAATTGTTAATTAAATTACTAAAGAATTCAATATCTGCATCTTCTTTAATATATTTAGCTAAAGATGTATCTAACCCTTTTTCTTTAAGTTTGTTACTATTAATATTTAATAATTCAGCCATTTCTTTCTCAGCTTTCATATCATTTAATTGCTTTTGTAACTCTCTTAATTGTTGTTGTTCTGGAGTTAATCCTTCATTAGCTTTTTCTTTAATAGCTTCATCAATTAATGAAGGCAACTTTTCTTTCTTAAATTTTTCATCATGTTTAGTTACTGCACTTCCCACCGCTGAATCGAAGGAACTCTGATAGTAAGCTTTAATAACTTCATTGCTTGCAAGCATATTTTTATAGTCATCTACAGTAGCTTTTGCCACATCAAATTTAGAAGACTTTGCAAAATCTTCAATTCCTAATATTGTTTCATTTATATCCGCATCATCTGCAATATTGTTTATTTTTTCTAATAATTCACTTTTTAACATTTAATTTCATCCTTTCTATCCCTATAAGTTCAAAGCCCCTATAAGTATTCAAAACTTTATTTTTTATTTTCTTTCCATTCTGTATAACTTTGCCAGTTAATTCTTTCTTTTGTTTCATTGTCCATACGTAATTTTGGTCGCCAATTTTTACTTACTAAAGATATATAGGTACACCTGCATCTAACATGCTTTGGTAAATCTACAGGCGTTTTATCTACATCATAAACTTTCCCATCATATTCACCACAATCTGAGCACGTATGCTTGTCTAGTGTTGCCGAATATAGAACTTTCTTAATATTGTGATTATCTCTCCAAACCTCATTAGCTCCCTCTTGAACTCTAGAAATTTCATTAGTTACTAATCGATTTGTGTTATCCCAATTCTGATTATATCTTTTACTAATTCTTGTATTAATTTCATTTACACTTGTTTTTCCATTTAAGAAATCGTTTACTTCAACTTTAATCTTTTTAGATAAATCATTTTTATTGCTCCAAATTCTATCACTATAATTCTTGCCCTCTATTTTGACATTAATAATATCTTTAAGCACCTTATTAGACACTTTTTTAAGATTATAATTAATAACACCAAATTCATATAGATAACAATTATTATAGAATTTATCTTTGGCACAATTATTTAATATATTAGATGTATTTTCTTTTTCAGATTTAATTTCATCTATAAAGCTATTAGATATCATCTCAAATAATTCATCTCTTAAATTTAATCTATCTTTATTATCTAAATTCATAAATTCATTAGAAATATTATAGTTAAGCATTATATTAGCTATCTTTTGCAATAAAATATCTTTATTTGCATTTTGTAATTCATGTAATTTATTTGCTTCAAGATCATATTCCTCATAAAGCATCTTTGTAAATTTCTCTTGTAATTCAGCAAAGAATTTTTGATACCTATTCATTTATATCGCCTAAATCACTTACAGAACTCATATCATTATCATTTATTTGCTTTTGCTCTGCTAACATCTTTTCAAATTCTGCTTTTCCATTCGTTATAAAACTTAGCCTTTCTAAACCTGTTGCTATAGATAGCTTACCGTTTAATTGGCTTATTATTTGTGCTGTTTCAACATCATTAGAAGGTAAGTTTAATTGTGGTCTTATATCTATATTTCTATAATCATAAGACTTGTTTTCTGTTAGTTCTAAGAATCTAAATAAACACTTTAAACGTGTCTTAATACAATTCTTTAACGCTTGATTTTGAGTTGTAATCTTTATTCTAAGGCAATTCATTCTAGTAGCTAACATAGTTCCAGAAGTATTACTCTGTATATTAGTTTGGTTATCTATATGCTGTGCTACTCTATAAATATCTTCTTTAAGAATTTCTCTATATTGCTTTACAAAATCGCTATTAATATTTTTAATTAACCAATCAGCCTTACCTTTTGCATCTTTAATTTGTAATATACCCATCTCTTTCATTTTCTTTGCTGTTTCTTCTTCTAAGTCTACACCTGTTAAGACTAAATAAGCTAAACGGGTATCTCCTATCTCGTTACTCCAATCGCTCATACATAATTCGTAGTTGTCTTGCAAGTGCTTAATATTGTGGAATAAAGTATCTTTGTGTCCATTAACAAGATTACTTATGCCAACAGGACACCTATTAAAATAATGTGGAGTTGCTTCAGCTATTTCTGTAAAACTTTCATTGAAATGATATATAAATTTATCATCTACGACCTCTATATAAGTATTATCATCTAAATCTTTTTTATAAAAATACATAAATAACTCTACTTCATTTTCTGTATTCACATATGCATAACTATTTAATGGATTAAAGCATTTTATCTTAAATTCATCATTATTTTTATAATAAAATTCATATGCCTCTCCAAAGATTAATAAATTAGTTGCCAACTGCGTATCTAAAGAAGCATTTATATTGTTTAAGTTGTATTCAACATCATTTATAACACCAGTTTGTTCATCTTTAGAACTATATGTAATAGGCATACCAGCCATAAAGCTAACCTCTTCGTCTATAAATGTTTTTATAAAGTTGTCCACTATTTTTCGATTACTTCTATCAGTTTCAGGATAGCTTTTTAATACATCCGTTTCACCTATATAATAG